AATGGCGTTGCGCCGGGGATCAGGTCCACGACAACAAGCTGGCAATCATGCGGGCGATGGATGAGCAAATCATCATCCGTCAGGAATACTGGCAGATGCTTGAATGCCGCCGTTGTATCCGCAGCATGTTTCAGCGCCCTGCCTCTGATGCCTTCGATGGCAACGAAGCCCGCGCCGTAAATGGTTGCGGCCCGCAATACAGACCCAACGTTTGCCGGGTCTTTGGGCCGATACAGCCCTATTCCAGAAAATCCGCGCTTTTTCATTTTCATCTCCACACCTCCCTGTGTGATACGCGGTCCCAGTCGGGGAGGATCAACACACCGCCGGATCATGACTTCCGGGGCGGGACCGCGCAGATGTAGCATGGCATGGTATGGGGTGGCGGGTCAAACGATTTTCGTGGATTTCAACCCTCGAAATATCGTCGAATAATGGCAAACGTCGAAAACACACTTTCCTTTTTTGTTTTCAATGACTTGGCTATTTATGGCAAATTGGCAAGGATTTTCCTAGCTAAAGACCCCTGCCAGAGGCCTCGCGTATATACACATGCATGGAATGGGTAGGGGTGAAAAGTATGCCATATATATAATAGAGAGGGATTTTTTTTATTATTATATATAGGAAACAGCAACTTACCGCACCCCGATTTATGGCAAAAAAAGTTTGCCATTATTCGCCATATATACCACCTATGGTTGAATGCCACGCTATTCCTCACTTATCGCAAACCATGCCATATTTGGCTTGCCGCGCTGCCCCTCGTTTGTGTTACGGCACTGGATGCCCCGATCAGACACCAAAGCCTCCAAAACCTCCTTCCTCTTGCGCGGCTCAAGATTGGCAAACAGCCGAACCGTGCGCGATAGATCACGCTCCGTTGCCCCCTTGAGGCCTGCTGTTTCGATTTTCTCAAACACCGCCTTGCACGCTGCCTCAAACGGTCCATCAGCCATGCTGCGGCGCAGGGATGCCACAGTGCGGCGCGCGTAGAACGTCGCATAGTCAACTGCCCATTGCAGGCTCTCAGGGCTGATCTCTCGCTCCTCTTTTGATCGCGCCACAATCAGCGCAATGCGGTGTGCGACCTCTTTTGTGCGGCCAAACATGCCGTCAAGCCCATTGCGCTCGTGATCATCCATCAGCGCGATCATGTCGGCATCGCATTGCAACAGGATCGCATCGCAGGCGGCGCTAAACGGCACCTCTAGAGGGGCTGGCGGCGTTTCGGCACTGTTGCTGTCCAGATTGCCTTCATGCGCTGCAGCGTGCTGTTTTGCCCACTCTATGAGTTGCTCACCAGCCTGCACCCGGCGCACCTTCTTTGATACCTGCCGCCCGATGTGGCTTTCAACAATCACAAACCTCCCCAGAAATCCGTCAGTGACATATCGACTTGACAGGTTGCCGTAGAGGGTTTCTGGCGTCGTCATTGCCATGATTGTCAGGCTTGGGCATCTGATCACCTGATCAAATTGCTCTGACTGGCTTTTTGTCATGCCCATCTTGGAATAACCTTGCGGGCGCATCACAGAGGTTTGCCGCCCGAATATTTCCATGATGATGGTTTGCGCATCTGTTTTGTGATGGTTTCCAACCGATTGGGACGATTGCAAAACCTTGCCAAGCTCGTCAATAATCGTGATATGCGCGGGCTGCGTAACAAGCGCAGAAAATACACCGCTGGCGCTTGTGTAGCCACTTGGCCCGATCAACCTATCCAGCCCTGCCGCCTCTAAAAGCCGCTCTAAAACGGTCTTGGAATGCTCTTTCCCGGCAGCGGTTTTGCCAACGTTTACAAAATAAAGCCCACTCATATTGTTCTGATCAGTCACCCATCGCCGCCCCATCACCACAGATCCGAATGCCAATGCTGCCTGCACCGCAAACTGCGGCTGATCCTTCGGCGCAGTTGAGTTGTAATATGTCACTACATCATTCAACCGACCTGGCACCGAAAGCAAATGCTCTGGAATGTCAGACAGTGGCCCGCGATCAACGGCTTTGCGGCGGCTTGGCAGAATATCCGCAGATACCTTGGCCCCGTGCCTAATAGCTTCCTCGTCGTAGGCATGGTCAGGGTCATTGCTGATGTTGAGAAAATCAGCGGCAGATTTTACCGCCTTGGATACATCGCCCAAATGCTCGTATTGGCACCACAGATCAAAGGCATCAAAGGTATGCGCGCTATCAAACGGATCACTGGCATGGTGGCTGTAGGCACTGCCATCGTCAAACACCACAACACCAGCAAGGCCGCTGGTGCTGTTGGGCGACAAATACCGATTGCCGCCCGTGCGACGATAGCCAAACTGCGCCAACAGCACGCCCATATCATGCGCCGCGTTGAATGCCGCAATAACGCTGGTGCGATCACCTTGCAGCCGTACCTTACGCGGGGGCTGAAACGCTGGTGCTGCCCGCCACGGGCAAAGGTCTTGCAACTGCCCCCGGAACTTATCCCACTCGCTCCACAACACCAGAAGCGCGTGCGGCAACTCTGGCAATCCATCAAACACGCTTGGCCCAGCCCAAGTGTATGGATTGCCAGTGTCAGGATGGATAGACGGCGGAAGAACGTCCTGCACCGATCCTGCGCGCAACTCAAACACAACCTCAGTCTTGCGCGGATCTGATTCGGTAGGCCAACTGATCTTGCGTGTGGTCAACTCCACCTTGGGCGCGCGAAACAGCGCCTTTCCACGGTCCTTACGCCCAACAATGCGCGGCGCGCTTGCCATGATTGCATCGTAATCAATGCCAAGATTTTCAAAAATCAACCGGGTATGCGCCACATGATCAACGTCAAGCGCCACCGTGCCGGAGGCGGAATGCAGCAGCCCGACGTTGTGAGTGGGATTTGCGCCCCAATAGGTTTCCGCCGCCTCTGGCGTATAGATTGCCCGCTCTGGCCTCTGCCAGCCTTGCGCAGTTGGCCCCTTGGTTCCGGCAGGAATGCTGACCAGATACCAGCCCAAATCAGCGCAGTAACGCGCACACTCTGCGGCGCGGGTCACTTATTTGCACCCCTTTCCTTTTCCAGCTTCTCAATCTGATAGCGCCTCAATTCCGGCACTTCCTCACCCCATTTGTAAATCGCCTGCGGCCAAATGCCCAAAGCATCAGCCAGCGCCTTATGCCCACCGAAACGGTCCACCACATCCTGTGTTTTCATTTTTTCGCCCTAAGTTGAAAACTAATGTTGACAACCTGCACCGCCCAAGCCTAACTTGTCAACGTTGGAGTTGTAGATATGGAGAACGAATTGACTAGCAACATCGCACCGCTGGCGCGTGCGTGGCTTGATGCCAAACGCGCCGAAAACGAGGCAAATGCCGCCCGCCTCAAGATCGAAGCGCAGATGCAAGGCGCTTTGGAAATCCCCCAAGAAGGCAGCAAGACCCACAAAGTAGACGGCTTCAAGATCACGGTCACACAGCCAGTGACGCGCAAGCTGGATGAGGCAGAGTGGAAGAAGGTAGAGGTCTATTGCCCGCCGGAATATCGACAGATCAAGACCAAGATTGAGGCGGACGCTACGGGATGCAAGTGGCTTGTGGAAAACGAGCCAAAGCTTTGGGCGCTGATTTCTGGTGCGTTCGAAACCAAGCCGGGGAAAGTCGGCTTTAAAGTGGAGAATGTCAGCAATGGCGATTGATCTCAAAAAGCTTTCCCGCCCCACCAACGACAGGCCTATCATCTGCACCTTGTTCGGTGAAGGCGGTATGGGAAAAACCACGCTGGCCGCGATGTTTCCGGCCCCGGTTTTCATCCGCACCGAGGATGGCACGGCGTCTATTTCAGGCCATGACGACGCGCTTTTGTTTGACGTGGCGGGATCGACGGCAGAAGTATTTGAAGCGATTGAGGCACTCATCGCTGGCGGTCATGATCGTAAAACGCTGGTGATTGACAGCGTAACGCAGTTTGAAAAAATGGCGGTGCGTGAGATACTCGACAGCGAACCAAACCCCAAAGCCAAATCCATGCCAGCGGCGCATGGTGGCTATGGCAAGGCGTTTGGCATCTTGGACGCCAAGCACCAAGAACTCCGCGAAGCAGCTGGATATCTTGCCAGCGACTGTGGCATGAACGTTGTCTTTTTAATGCACGCCAGCATTGAGGAACTCGAACTTCCAGACGCGGACAAATACAGCCGATACACCGTGGCGCTGCACAAAAACAAGCAATACGATTGCAGCCACCACTACACCAACAATGCCGATCTTGTGGCGTTCATTCGGTTGCGCACCAACCTACGTGGCGCAGAAGGCGGCAAGAAGCGGGCAATTAGCGACGGTGAGCGGGAAATCATCTGCTTCCCGGTGGCGTCAAATGTCAGCAAAAACCGCTTTGGCATTACGACGCCAATGCCGTTTGATCTGACAATCGGCAACCCATTCGATCAATTTGTAGCGAAGTGAAAGGACGAAAAACATGATGGATCTCTCAGGCTTTGATGCCAACGAAATCGAACCGAATGCACCCGCAACCCCCGTTCCTGCTGGATGGTATCGCGCGGTATTTATCGCTAGCGAGGAAAAACCAACCAAGGCGCAGACGGGCAGCTATTTGCAACTGACCGCCGAAATCCTTGAAGGCGAACACGCTGGGCGCAAGCTGACCGAGCGGCTGAACCTGAACAATCCAAACCAGACAGCGGTTGAGATTGCGCAGCGCACATTGTCCGGCATTTGCCGCGCCGTTGGCGTTATGACGCCGAAAAACAGCGATGATCTGCATGACAGGCCATTCATGGTGATGGTGGCCGTCAAGGCTGCAACGGGCGATTATGGCGCTTCCAATGAAATCAAGGAATACGCCGAGGTCGGAAAAACCCAAGCACAGCCTGCGGCTAAAGCGGCTGGGTCCGGCCCTGCATGGAAGCGCAAGTAACGTCACCAAAGACCTAAACCCCTGCGGGGGTTTAGTGCTGTGTGGATGGAGTTTGAGATGGATATTGAGGCATATGTGACGCCAGCTACGGTGACGGCAATTTATGAGCATTACAAAAAACAAAGGAAAAACGGACATAGGCCACACTTGGGTGGAAGCCAGATAGGAAACGAGTGCAGCCGAGCGCTATGGTATCAATTCAGGCACTTTCAACAGCCAAGCTTTGAGGGACGCATGTTGCGGCTTTTTGAGACTGGCGACAGAGAGGAAGGGCGCATTGTTGCCAATCTGCGCGCCGTTGGTGTTACGGTTTGGGATCGCGACCCAGAGACGGGAAGGCAAATTAGATTTACCGCCTGTGACGGACATTTTGCGTTGAGCCTAGACGGGGTTGGTGAAGGCTTTCCCGAAAGCAAGGCTTTGCATACGCTTGAATTTAAAACCATGAGTGACAAGAATTTCAAAGATATATCCAAGAACGGATTGCAGAAATCCAAGCCGATCTACTGGGCGCAGTGCCAGATCGGGATGCACTTGGCAGAAATTGAACGCTGCGCTTTTATTGCGGTGAACAAGAACACCGATGAAATATATATGGAACGGGTGAAGCTAGACAAAGCCGATGCGATGAAGCTTGTGGCAAAAGCGGAAACCATCATCTTTTCCGAGCATCCGCCTGCCAAGTTGAGTGCAGATCCGTCTTTCTTTTTGTGCAAATTTTGCGATTACAAGACCGTATGTCATCAAGGTCAGCCGCCAGAGGTAAATTGCCGAACCTGCGCACACGCAACACCAGAGCGCGGCGGTGATAGCGTTTGGTCATGCGCAGCTGGACAAGCTTTTGGCAAAGTTTGCGACGAACACTTGTTCAACCCCTACGGGATGCCTTGGGAAGTTCATGACGCTGGATCTGACTTCGTGGAATATCAAACCGAGCATGGCGAGATTATCCGCAATCAGGGCAACAGTGAAGAAATCAGAAATGGGTGGGTTCCGTTTTGAAACACGCACCAAGGGATTATCAAATCGCCGCGATTGAGGGGCTGTATGATTATTGGATTGAGGGCAAAGGGGAAAACCCTGTTATCGTAGCGCCAACAGGCGCGGGTAAAAGCCTGATCATCGCCAAGCTGATCGAGGATGCGATGTCATTCCCCGGCACGCGCGTATTGATTTTGGCACATGTCAAGGAGTTGCTTGAGCAAAACGCGCAAGAGCTTCTGGACAATTATCCGCAAGCTGATTTCGGATTTTACAGCGCCAGTATCGGGCAAAAGAGGCTCGACAAGCCTATCACATTTGCAGGCATTCAAAGCATTTGGGAACAGGCTTACAATATCGTGCCTGCGCCTGATCTGGTGCTGATTGACGAAGCGCACATGCTGCCGAAAAGCACGACTACACGCTACGGAAAATTCATTGACGATCTGAAAATCTGCAATCCTGATGTAAAAATCGTAGGCCTTACCGCCACGCATTACCGTCTTGACAGCGGATATATTCACAAAGGCGAAGGTGCGATTTTTGACGGGATTTGCTATGAAATCCCCGTCGCCATGTTGATGGAGAAGGGATATCTGTCCACGGTTGTTAGCCGTGGCAGCACGCACAAGATCGACCTGTCAAACGTGCATATGCGCGGGGGTGAATTTATCGAAAGCGAACTTGCGACGGCAGCAAGCGACCCTGCTCTGGTGCGCGCTACGGTTGCAGAGATTGTGGAAATTGGGCAGGCGCAAGACCGCAAGGCATGGCTGATCTTTGCCTCTGGCGTGGCCCACGCTGAAATGCTGCGGTTTGAATTTGAAGATTTGGGCGTGGCCTGCGCCGTGGTGACGGGCGAGGATAGCGCCAAGGACAGGGCCGCTAAGGTAGCATCTTTCAAGTCAGGCGCTCTGCGGTGCCTGATTAATGTGAACGTGCTTACAACGGGTTTTAACGTGCCTGCCGTTGATCTTGTAGCGCTTGTGCGCGCAACCAACTCAACAGGGCTTTATGTGCAAATGGTTGGCCGGGGAACGCGCCTTAGCCCCGGCAAGGAAAACTGCCTTGTTTTGGATTATGGGCAGAATGTTGAGCGGCACGGCTTTATTGATCAGGTAAAGCCAAAGGACAAGAAAGACGGTGGCGAAGGCACGGCCCCGGTCAAAGAATGTCCTGTTTGTGAGGCCCTGTGCGCAACGGCTGTAAGGGTATGCCCTGAGTGCGGACATCAGTTCCCTGAGCCGCAGTTAAATCACGGCGCTAAAAGCTATGGCGGTGCCATGCTGTCAAATCAGGTGGTCGCAGAATGGGTTGATGTTGACAGTGTGAATTATCAGCTTTGGAAAAAAGAGGGAAAGCCAGACAGCCTTCGCGTTACTTACCACTGTGGCATGATCAGCGTGAGCGAATGGCTTTGTCCTGATCATGGTGGCTATGCTGCCAGTCGCTATCATGCCCGCAAGAAAGTCCTTGAGGCATTTGCAGACACGACAAAAGACGCCATGCTTGAAAGCGGCGCGTGGCAGGTTCCGTCTCGAATTAAGATCAAACCAAATGGAAAATTTCATGACATTGTGCAACTCGACTACGCAAAAAAAACGAAAGCCCAGCTGCGCGAATACCAAGACGACGGAGATATTCCCTTCTGAGCATGACGAGCAAGTAGGCTTTGTAAATTGGTTTCGGCAACGCTTTCCAGCGGTGCTGATTTACGCAATCCCAAACGGCGGGCATCGTCAAATCAGCGTGGCAAAGGCGCTAAAGGATGAAGGCGTGCAGCCCGGCATACCAGATCTGCACGTCCCTCAGTGGGGGCTGTGGATCGAAATGAAGCGTGTTAAAAATGGCAAGATTTCCGACGATCAGATGCGTATTATCGGATACCTTGAGGGCATTGGGCAAACTGTCATTGTCGGACGTGGCGCGCGTGAGGCATCAGAGAAGGTTTTGAGATTTGTAACCCCCGGCGTTTGTCCGGTTAGCGCCTGACCGCGCCGAGGGTCTGGGGTTCCAAATCGAAACCGCTCCGTGTTGCGCCTGCCATCGGGCGAGGCGATCCGGCATTATGCCGAGATTAGGTTAGCAGCACTTTGCAGATATTGATGATTTCCTTAGAAATGGCAACGCACAGTGCTAGACGAAGGAAGTATTGCAGATAGCTTTCGTTCATATCTTGCAGCCACTGCAATCGGTCAACTGTGGCTTGATGTTTGCGAATTTTAAGCATGACTTCCTCATGATCCGCATTGTTATTCTCAAGTCTTTCACAAATTCTGATCAATGACACCGACTGGTCTTTGGTCAATTTCAAATTGGTTGATCCGTCGATGGCCGCATGAACCCTTAGTCGCTCTGATAACTTGAGATTGCTCAATTAAGCCTCCATTGGGCCATCGCGGCCTTTGCTGTGGGAAGGGTGGCTATGTGGGTGACGGTCATTTAGCGACCCTCTCGAACACTGAGCCAAGCCGTTTCTCGGCGCGACACAGGGCATTTATAGCACGCGGTCCAGCCGCCCATAGCGTAACACCAGATCCGGGCGATCCGCCGATTGTGCCGTCTGGACGCTCGAATTTAACCTTGCCGCGCGTCAGTAGTATTGCGTCAGCCCGGTCGGCTGCGTCCTGCCACCAAGGCGCTGATGTGCGATCAGGGGTTAATGCGATGCCGTTGCCATGTGCGAAGAACCGATCCAGCCACGGCACAAGCCCCATGCGGCCACCAAAGGGCGGGTTCATCCATACAAACCCCTGCCAGCTATGGATTAGGCCGTTGCTGCCTGCGTGCAGCCATGTCTTAGCTGGAACATGCGGCGCTCCATTAATGGGGGCAGCAACGTCAAGATCAAAGCAATCACCGAGAGCATCAAAGATATAACTCGGCGTATACCATTCGTTTGTTCGCCCTGCGGCCTCCCAAGCACTCATGTGATCCTCCAATAAATCCCCCCGACCCACACCGGGCCGAGGGTAGTTGGCCGCACCGACAGGGATCGGGCGGCGGGCGTGGTTAGGTGGTGGGTGGCGGTGGAAGGGGTTGCCAGTGGGTATATTCACCCTGAAATATTGGCCGCACATATGACACGCGTCCAAGCCAAGGGCTAACTTTTCTCTCCCACGCGATGCCTACGCTGGTGCGCCACTCAACCAACGCCCCCGTAAAAGAATCGGAGTATTTTCCTAGAATTACAGGCGTTTCCGCTGGCGCTGTCTCAATATGTTGCCAAGTCACTCCCGTTCCCCCTTAAAGCTGAACAAGCGCCGATCCAGCCGCCGCCGTGTTGCTTTCTCGCAGAAGTCGAACCATGACGCGGGGAGTTTTCCGGCGTGAGTATGGTCGTTGATCGTGCGATCCGTGACGCCAAGCCCATTGCGAACGCGGGGCTTGCCGATCTTCTCGATGATGTCATGTGCTGTTTTCATGGGTTCACCCTACATTAAAGAAAAGCACCGTCAAGCGGATTATTCGCTTGCAATGGCGGATTATTCGCCGCAATGTAGCGACAGGATCAAACACCGGAGAGAGACGATGACCGAACACCCGACACACCACTTCGTTGTCAAAAAACTGTTCCAAGGCGGCTGGGGCAACAGCGCAGATCACGCGCTGACATTCCACGACGCCGTTGATGCGGTGCTTGAAGCGTTCAAGGATAAGCATATCGTGCTGCCGTATGACGTGCCGAGCCGCAAGACGGTGCTGGTGATCGAGATTGACGGGCGGGCCGCAATGGATCGCACCGAGGATGTGCTTGGCGAGTGCGTTCAGCGATACGCCGACAGCGACAATGTTCCGCCCGCGTGGAATGATTTGATGGGAGAGAAGGCATGAACTACGATCAGATCAAAGCGCGCCTTTCTGAGCTGGTGAAGGCTGCACTGGTGAAGGCTGCACTGGCGAAGGGCGTTGAGCGGCCAAATTTTGATATGACATTGAAGGCTGACGCAAATACTTTCATTTACATGAATTCGTATAGTTTTCTAAAAGCGGAATTTTGCTACGGCGAAACTCCAGAAAAAATGTTTGAAGCAGCTTTTGCATTCGTCGCAGCACTGCCAGACCCCGCCACCGCCGCCATCCAGCGTCATATGGAACGCGTAGCCGACTGCATCGACAAGGGCCGCGAAGATGGCATTGACGACGCCTATATCACGCCGCTGGTGGCTGTCAAAACGGCCATGACCGAAAATCTGCTGATGAAACCCGCACCCCAAGAGGCCACAGAATGACCCGCAAATCCATCCCCGAAGCCCCGATGTGCCACGTCGATGATGCGATGATCGTGCATATGTTTGGCGATGCGCCGCGCAAGGCTGAACGCTTCCCGCCGCTCAAATCACAGCGCGAGATTGACGACGAGGGCGGCATCCCCGGAGCCGTGGCGCTGGTGGTGATGTTTGCGGCTGTTGGCCTCATGGGCTTGATCTGGGGCATTGGAGAGCCGCTGATGTGGGGGCTGATCCGCTTTGCAAATTGGATGTTGGGGGTGCAGCTGTGACCTTTGACCCGACACAAAACCGCGTCCCGACATGCCTGCTGACGGCGGATGAATTGGCTGCGTTGAAGGCGGCGAAGCATGGCGTTGAGTGCTTCGGAAGCTCTAAATGGTTTGATGCCAACACACCGACTTGGGCGCCGAACAGCGTCTACCGCGCCAAGCCCGCGCCTCGCCCTACGATCATCTGCAACGGCGTGGAAGTGCCGGAACCGGTGCGGGAGGCGTTGGAACAGCACCAAGCGTATTGGTTTGCATCGCCTCTAACCGAAATGTGGTTTCAACGCAGCGAGTGGACAGGCGACTACATGGATAAGCGGCTGCTTGCCAGAGGCCTGATCCACCTATCCGAGGCCGACGCCGCATCCCACGCCAAAGCGATGGTAAAGGCGGGGTGCGTGTGATGTCGATCATCAAAGACGAGCACGGAAACTGGCACGATGATGCCGATAACCCGACCTCCCCCGATACCGCGCCCCTGACAGCAGGGGTGGTGGCGATGGTGGCGCAACTGCGCGAGAAAGCCCCGATTGCCGGGTGGTGGACCGTTGCGAGTAACGCCGCCGACATGCTCACCGCCCTCACCGCCCAGCTTGCCGAGCGTGATGCGGAGTTGGCGCGGGTGGCAAATGAACTAGCTGCCTCGCGAAACGAAGCAGCAATGAACTACGTCGAACTCACCGCAGCCGCCGCCCGCATCGCCGCACTGACCGAGGCGCTGACGTTTTGCGAATTGTCCGATGAAACTCCGGGCGGGATAATTAGATGCGCCGCCCGCGCCGCCATCGCAACCGACAAGGAACCCACGACATGAGCGCATATGGAGAATGGTGCCCTAAATGCGGCGCTGAAATTATCAGTGTAACTCGCAGCATCCCGTCTATGGGTAGTTGCAAGAATGGCCACAAAACCGACCGCCGTGATGCTTTACGGCGTGAACCCGAGCCAACCGTCACCGACCTATCCCAAGCAACCATTGCGGCAGCGTTAGAGGATGCGGCAGGGGTTGCGGTAAAAGCCGCAGCAACCGCCAGATACAACCTCGGCAAGGCAATGACGCTTCAGGATGGGCAAAGGTGGTGTGAAATGGCGCAATGGGCCGACCAGATTAGAGACGCCATCCGCGCCCTCATCACCCCCGACCAACGCACCGCCCTGCAAGCCGCCATCGACGCGGCGAAGGCAAAATGCCGCACCGACCTGACGCCCCCCGCTGCCGACTATGTGGCAGAGATCACTATGCCACAAGCCGTCAAATTCATGGAAGACTGGTGCCTGCAATACATGGATGAAATGACGCCGGCCGGATACGATCTCTGGGGTTTTTCTCTAAATTGTTTCGCAACGGATAATTTTACCCGCGATATGGCGAGGGCAATCCTGCGGCGACTGACAGATAAGGGGCTTGCGACATTCATGCGCGGCCTATTCACCGAGGACGGTATTCCTGCGGGGTCTGGATATGGCATTACTGACAAGGGACGACTTTCCCTCGCCGCCCGCCCCGCATCGCCGGATACGCGGGTGTATCTGGACCTTGACGGCGTGATGGCTGATTTCGATGCTCACTACCCTGCCGAGTTTGGGCAGGATCACAAGAGCATGGCCGACGACGATATGTGGGCCAAGATCAACGCGCATCCGTCCTACTTTGAGGACATGCCACTGTGTCCGGGCGCTGCTGATTTCTTTGCGGAAATCCGGCACCTGAAACCTATCATCCTGACCGCCTGTCCTCGCACCAATTACGCGCATGTCGCGGGGCAGAAGCGCCGCTGGGTTTACAAACACCTCGGCGCAGAGTTGACCGTTCTTCCCGTTATGGGCGGTCACAATAAGCACCTGTTCATGCACGCGCCGGGTGACATTCTGATTGATGATTACGCCAAGAACTGCGCGCCGTGGGAAGCATCTGGCGGCGTGGCAATCCTGCACAAATCGTTTGCAGAAACGCGCAACCGTTTGCGCGCCATCATCGAAGGAGGGCAAGACCGTGGGTGAATCAAACGGAACGTCCCGACAATCAATGTCTGAGATTGAAAAACTGCGTGCAGATAACACACATCTACGCGCCGCCCTCGACGCAGCAGAGGCTAACATCAACCTGAAAGCCGACTGGATTGACGCCACAATCAACGACATGGCGCAGGGTGAACAGGACGCAGCAGAGGCCTGCGATGTGGGGGTGAAGCCGCTGGTTTGGGAGTTGTTCTGGAAGCAGGATGATGGCACCAGAGAGGCAGCTGATACCGTATTCGGACAAACCTATCATGTCAGTGACAAGGGATGGTGGCGCATATTTGAAAAACTACGGCCCTGTGATGGGTTGGACGCCGCCAAAGCCGCCGCTCAAGCCGATTACACCGTTCGCATTCTCTCCGCCTTGCACCCCGCCAGCCCACTAGGGGCGGTGGCGATGCGAGAGAAGGCGGCGTGTGTCGCTGAATACCTGCGTGAGGTAAGCGGGCGCAATCAGGACGGTGATTTTTACGTTGGCGAGGAAGCTGCAATGTTCGCAGGATCGGTCGCAGGCGAAATCTTGTCTGAAATCCGCGCCATCCACCTGCCCACCCCCGCCGAACTGCTTGCGGCTGCGATGGAGTTGCCAGAAGTGAAGGCGCTGGTGGACGCATCGTGGCAGATCAACAAAGATTGGGATGGCGAACCGGAGGATATGGCTGAATTGTCCGCCGCCCTCGCGCCGTTCGCGCGGAAGGGGGAGTGATGCGTGATGACCCATGCAGCAAATATATTCGCGCTGAAAAAAGCCTGCCTGAAAATTGGCGTGTCTACCTTTGGGAGGAACACCCTAAGGGCATCA